ATGCCGCGGCTACTAAAAAACTAGCTATATTTGACGCATTCGAAATACTTAACAGAATCCAAGAAGAAGAAAACCTGCTTGAGGGAAAAGCACCTGAAGAGAGAAAGGAAAAAGTCTTTAAAGGATTCGCAGAAGGCAGATCTAAGTAATGTACGAGCAAAGTTTAGTTAAAACAGTAGAGCCTATAAAAAGAACCACTATTACTAGAATGAATAGGGGTAAAAAATGGAAATATGGTTACGACAAAGAACACGATTTAATTGTACTTTCTAAAAATGGTGTTATAGGTGAGATTATAGAAATACAAAACCTAGTCATAGCTTTACCAAAAGCTCCTAAAGAAATATATAAACATCCTAAAAACAAATGGGTTAAACAAGAATACCCTAAAGAACTTCAAAGAATCAAAAACATATTTGATTGGAGAAACTATCCAGAAGATCAAAAAGAAAAATGGTATGATTATATTGATGAAGAATTTAAAAGAAGAGATGAGGGGTTTTGGTTTATAAACAAAAATAAACCAACATATATAACAGGTACGCATTATATGTATCTTCAATGGAGCAAGATAGATGTAGGTGCACCAGACTTTAGAGAAGCAAATAGATTGTTTTTTATATTTTGGGAGGCTTGCAAAGCTGATAAAAGATGTTATGGTATGTGCTATCTAAAGAACAGAAGATCAGGGTTTTCGTTCATGTCATCTGCAGAAACAGTTAACTTAGCTACTATATCAAGTGATAGTAGATATGGTATACTTTCTAAAACAGGTGCAGATGCAAAAAAAATGTTTACAGATAAAGTAGTGCCTATTAGTATAAACTATCCGTTTTTCTTTAAACCGATTCAAGATGGTATGGATCGACCTAAAACAGAATTAGCTTATAGAGTACCGGCTAGTAAGTTTACAAGAAAAAAAATAACTGCAAACGAACAGATTGAAGATATACAAGGTTTAGACACAACTATAGATTGGAAAAACACTGGTGATAATAGTTATGATGGTGAGAAACTAAACTTATTAGTACATGATGAAAGTGGTAAATGGGAAAGACCTGATAATATATTAAATAACTGGAGAGTTACAAAGACATGTTTACGACTAGGTAGTAGAATAGTTGGTAAATGTATGATGGGCTCAACTTCAAACGCATTAGACAAAGGTGGAGACAATTTTAAAAAACTATATAACGCTTCGGATGTCACGCAAAGAAATAGAAATGGCCAGACAAAATCTGGTTTATACTCTTTGTTCATCCCAATGGAATGGAACTACGAAGGATTTATTGACGAATACGGACTTCCAGTATTTGATAACCCTGACACAGATGTCCTCGATCCAGATGGTGAATTAATAGATATCGGTATAATAGAGCATTGGGAAAATGAAGCAGAGGGATTAAAACAAGATCACGACGCTTTAAATGAGTTTTATAGACAATTTCCAAGAACTGAAGAACACGCTTTTAGAGATGAAGCAGTAAATAGTGTTTTTAATTTAGTTAAAATATATGAACAAGTAGATTATAACGATGGTATTGGTAATTTAGCAAACATATCTACTGGTAATTTTCAATGGGTAAATGGAGTAAAAGATACGCAAGTTATATTTTATCCAAATCCAAAAGGTAGATTTAAAATTAGTTGGACGCCAGCTCAAAACTTACAAAACCGTATTGTAGTTAAAAACGGTATAAAATATCCTGGTAATGAACATATGGGTGCTTTTGGTTGTGATAGTTATGATATATCAGGGACAGTTGATGGTAGAGGTTCTAATGGTGCGTTACATGGTTTAACTAAATTTAGTATGGAAGACGCCCCGGCTAATCATTTTTTTTTAGAATATATAGCTAGACCGCAAACATCAGAAATATTTTTCGAAGATGTATTAATGGCGTTAGTGTTTTATGGAATGCCTCTTTTGGCAGAAAATAATAAACCGAGATTATTATACTATTTAAGACGTAGAGGTTATAGAGGTTACTCTATGAATAGACCAGATAAAGTTTGGAACAAACTGTCAGTAACAGAAAAGGAAATTGGTGGAATACCTAATTCTAGCGAGGATATTAAACAAGCTCACGCAGCTGCAATTGAAATGTATATACAACAACACGTTGGTCATTTAGGAGATGGTAACTATGGTAATATATATTTTAACAAAACGCTAAACGATTGGGGTAGGTTTGATATAACAAAAAGAACTAAATTTGACGCGACTATTAGTTCTGGATTAGCAATTATGGCTTGTAATAGACACTTATATAGGCCAAACGCGAAAATACAAAAACCAAAATTAAATATAGATATTGCTAAGTATTCTAACAAAGGTAATATTTCAAAGATAATAAAAAATTAATATGAGGGAGTTTCCAAGTCAAGTAGTTAGTGACATAGAAAAAATAAGTTATGAATATGGTTTAAAAGTAGCTAAGGCTATTGAAAATGAGTGGTTTGATAAAGATAACTATTCTAATAGATATATTTATAATAGACAAAATTTTCACAACTTAAGATTGTATGCTAGAGGCGAGCAAAGCGTGCAAAAATATAAAGACGAATTATCTATTAATGGTGATTTGTCTTATTTAAATTTAGATTGGAAACCAGTTCCAATTATTGCTAAGTTTGTAGATATTGTAGTTAACGGTATGTCTAATAGAACTTATGATGTAAAAGCTTATTCTCAAGATCCAAATGGTGTTGGTAAAAGAACACAATATATGAACGCTATAATGGAAGACATGAGAAGCAGAGAACTTAAAACTTTTGTTCAAGAAAAGTTTGGTATGAACCTGTTTAATAGTCCACCTGAGTTATTACCCGAAACACAAGAGGAATTAGATCTTCATATGCAGTTGTCGTACAAACAAGGTATAGAAATTGCAACAGAACAAGCTATAAATACTTTACTTGAAGCAAGTAAATATGAGTTAATAAAAAAGAGGTTTTACTATGATCTTACCGTGTTAGGTATTGGTGCTGTAAAAACCTCTTTTAACAATTCAGATGGTGCCAAAGTAGAATACGTTGACCCTGCTAATTTAGTTTATTCATACACTGAGTCTCCTTATTTTGAAGATATATATTATGTGGGTGAAATAAAAAGTATTCCTATAAATGAATTAGTAAAAGAATTTCCTCATTTAAAAATGGAAAATCTAAAAGAAGCTGTTCAACATAATAACCAAAGAACAGGTAGGCATAACACGCATTTAAATAGAAATAGAAACTCTGACAATAACAAAGTTCAAGTTTTGTATTTTAACTATAAGACTTTTATGAACGAAGTCTATAAAATGAAAGAAACTGGAACTGGTGCTGAAAAAGCAATATCAAAAGACGATTCTTTCAATCCACCAAAAGATGCTGAAAATTTTAGTAAACAATCTAGGTCTATAGAGTGTTTATATGATGGGGCGCTTATATTAGGTACTGACCAACTGATAAAATGGGAGATGTCAAAAAACATGATGCGTTCAAAAAGTAATTTTAGTAAAGTTAAAATGAACTACGCGATATGTGCTCCTAGAATGTATGAAGGCAAAATAGAGTCTATAGTTAGTAGAATAACTGGTTTTGCTGACATGATTCAATTAACACACTTAAAAATACAACAAGTAATGTCTCGTATAACACCAGACGGTGTATATCTTGATGCCGATGGATTAGTTGAAATAGATCTTGGTAATGGGACAAATTACAATCCACAAGAAGCTTTAAATATGTTTTTCCAAACAGGTAGTATTATTGGTAGATCTTTTACAAGTGAAGGCGATATGAATCCTGGTAAAGTACCTATTCAAGAAATACAAAACAGTAGTGGGGGAGCTAAATTACAAAGTTTAATAGGTAATTATAATTATTATCTACAAATGATTAGAGATACTACAGGTTTAAATGAGGCTAGAGATGCTGCTCAACCTGATCCTAAAGCACTTGTTGGCGTGCAAAAAATGGCAGCAGCTAATTCTAATACCGCGACGCGACACGTGTTACAAGGTGGTCTTTATTTAACAAGAGAGGTTGCAGAGTGTTTATCTCTTAGAATATCTGATATTATTGAATACTCATCTACTGCCGATGCTTTTGTTCAATCATTAGGGTATCATAACGTAGCTACTCTTGATGAAATGGCAGAAGTATATCTTTATGATTTTGGTATATTTATTGAATTAGCGCCAGATGATGAAGAAAAAGCAATGTTAGAAAATAATATACAAGTAGCGCTAGCACAACAAAATATAGAACTAGAAGATGCTATCGATTTAAGAGAGATTAAGAATATTAAATTAGCTAATCAACTATTAAAAATACGTAGAAGAAAAAAACTACAAAGAGACCAGCAGATTCAACAGCAAAACATACAAGCTCAATCTCAAGCTAATATACAAGCTCAACAAGCAGCTGCTCAAACAGAGATGCAAAAACAGCAAACAATGACGCAAACAGCTATGGCTTTAGAGCAAACTAAAAATCAATTAGAAATACAAAAACTACACCAAGAAGCAGAGATTAAAAAACAACTAATGGAGTTAGAATTCCAGTTTAATATGCAATTAAAAGGTGTGGAAGTAGAAGGACAGAAAGTTAAAGAAACTGAAAAAGAAGATCGTAAAGATCAAAGAACAAAAATACAAGCAACACAACAATCAGAGTTGATCGAACAAAGGCAAAACGAAGGACCATCTAAAAACTTTGAATCATCTGGTAATGATATATTAGGTGGTATTGATTTAGGTATGTTTGGTCCTAGATAAACAATTTTATTAATTATATAATATTTTATTATGGCAAAAAAGAAAAAAGAAGAAGTAGTCGATCAGACTACTGAAAAACCAATAGTAGACGATAAAGTCGAAAAAATACAAATTAAAAAACAACCAAAAAAGTTTGCAAAACAAGATGATATTATCAAAGTAGACTTAAGTAAACCTAGTTTAAAAGAAGAAGAAAAAAGTGAAACCACAGAAAAAATTAAAAACGATAATATTGACGACACAAGAGTGGTTGAACTCGTTAAAGATGCCGAGCCCGTACAAGAACAAAAAGAAGTACAACCGGAGGCAGAAGCACAAGAAACGTCAATTATAGAGGAAGTTGTAGAAAAAGAAAAAGTAGAAGAAATAGCACAAGTAGCAGAAGAAGCGATAACTGAATCTATAGAAACAGGAGAAGAATTACCTGAAAACATTCAAAAGTTGGTAAACTTTATGGAAGAAACTGGTGGGGATTTAAATGACTATGTTAAGTTAAACCGTGATTATAGTGATTTAGACAACGATACTTTACTTAGAGAATATTACAAACAAACAAAACCTCATTTATCAGAAGATGAAATAGAGTTTATAATGGAAGATAACTTTTCTTTTGATGAAGATGAGCATGATGATAAAGAAATAAAAAGAAAAAAATTAGCGTTAAAAGAGCAAGTTGCCAGCGCTAAAAGCCACTTGGACGGGCTAAAGTCCAAATATTACGAAGATATAAAAGCTGGAAGTAAGCTCACAAAAGAGCAACAAGAAGCAATTAATTTCTTCGATCGTTACAACAAGGAATCAGAAGAGTCTAATAAAATAATGGAAAAGCAAGCTAATACTTTTTCTAAACAAACAGATAATGTTTTTAACAAAGAATTCAAAGGTTTTGAATACAGTGTTGGGGACAAAAGGTTTAGATTTAATGTGAAAGATGCAAATAAAGTTAAAGAAACACAAAGCGATATTAACAACTTTATCAAAAAGTTTTTGAATGAAGAAAATTTAATGAGTGACGCTGGTGGTTATCATAAATCTTTATTTACAGCAATGAATGCTGATGCTGTAGCAAATCATTTTTACGAGCAAGGCAAAGCAGATGCGTTAAAGGAAAGTATAGCTAAGTCTAAAAACATTAATATGGACCCTAGAAAAACTCATGTTGAAAATCTTAACACGAGTGGATTAAGAGTTCGTGCTTTAGAAGACGATGGACCTGATTTCAAATTTCAAATTAAAAACAAAAAATAACAATTTAAAAATTAAAAATTATGGCAATTACAGCAGGAGGTAGTTTAAATAGTGTTCCTTCTTCACAGAAGCAAACACTAGCTACAAACTACCTAGATTTTACAGGTACTACTGACAATACGTTTGCTCAGCAGTATTTACCAGACCTTATGGAGAGGGAAGCTGAAGTTTTCGGACCGAGAACTATTTCAGGATTTCTTGCTCAAGTAGGGGCTGAGGAGCCTATGAGCTCAGACCAAGTTGTTTGGTCAGAACAATCAAGATTACACATTTCAGTAAAAGGTACAGTAGTAACAGCAGGTTCTACAAACGGTACTTTTGAAGTTACTAGTGATATTGATGGAAACAACGCTTCATCTTCACCAGCGTTTACATTAGCAAACCACGGTGTTAGAGTTAATGATATTGTACTTATCGCAAGTGCTGGTATCGTTACAAAATGTAAAGTTGTTGACGCAGACACTGCGACTATACAAGTTGAGCCTTATGACAAGGCTGATTTAACTGGTCATGCTACAGGAGCGGGAGCTTCAACTTTATTAGTTGTAGGTTCTGAGTACGGTAAAGGTACTAAGTACTACTCTAACGCAGACGGTTCTACTGAAAGCGATTCAAGAGGTGCTAACGAACCAACATTTAAGTCTTTTAGCAACAAACCAATTATTATGAAAGATTACTACGAGGTATCAGGTTCTGATACAGCTAGAATCGGTTGGGTTGAAATTGCTGCTGAGGATGGAACAGCTGGTTACTTATGGTACTTAAAAGCTGAAGCTGAAACAAGATTACGTTTCGCTGATTACATGGAAATGGCTATGTTAGAAGCTGAAAAAACTCACGCTGACTCTGTTATCGGTAACTATCACGGTGCTAGTGATTTAGGAGCTGGTGGAGCTGGTACAGAAGGTTTATTTAAAGCTATTAGCACAAGAGGTAATGTTACTTCTGGTGTTACTGGCGTTAACCCAGCGACTGATTTAGCTGAGTTTGATGCTATTTTAGCTGAGTTTGATTCTCAAGGAGCTATTGAAGAAAACATGATGTTTGTAAACAGAGCTACATCTTTAGCTATGGATGATATGTTAGCTTCAATGAATTCTTATGGTGCTGGTGGTACTTCTTATGGAGTATTCCAAAACTCTGAGCAAATGGCATTAAACTTAGGTTTCTCTGGATTTAGAAGAGGTTCTTATGACTTCTATAAGTCTGACTGGAGATACTTAAATGACAAAGCTACTAGAGGAGGTATTAATGCTGCTGCTACTTCTGCGGCTATTAGAGGGGTTATTATCCCAGCTGGTACTTCTACGGTTTATGACCAAATGTTAGGTAAAAACCTTAAGCGTCCGTTTTTACATGTTAGATTTAGAGCTTCACAAACAGATAACAGATACTTCAAAACTTGGGTTACTGGTTCTGTAGGTGCTGCTACATCTGCATTAGATGCGATGCAAATACACATGTTAACTGAAAGATGTTTAATCACTCAAGGTGCAAACAACTTTATGTTAATGCAGTAAACAATTTTTAAAAGCCCGGGGCTTCGGCCTCGGCCTTTTATTTTATTAATTTTATTATATATTATATTATGGCAAAGAAAAAAGAAACAAAAACAGAAGTGGAAGAAACTCCACAAGTTGTTGAAACACCAGTTGTTGAAACACCAAAAAAAGTTGGACCTAAAAAACCTGAATGGGAAATAAAAGATAGGGTATATTATTTAAAAACAAAAGACAGGCCTTTATCAAAATCCGTGAGATCAGCTAATATATATTGGTTTGATGAAAAAGAAGGATACGAAAGAGAACTAAAGTATTGTGAAAACCAAAGAACTCCTTTTGTTGACGAAATGAAAGGTGATCAAAGAATGTCACATATTGTTTTTAGAAACGGCGCTTTACACGTTCCAAGAGAAAAACAAGTTTTACAAAAACTTTTATCACTTTATCACCCAGAAAAAAACATTACTTTTTATGAGTGGCAACCAGTTGCGGAAGCAGAAAGCCAATTAGATTGGTTAGAATTTGAAGTAGATGCTTTAAACGCAGCTAGAAATCTAGATATCGAAATGGTAGAAGCTGTTATGAGGGTAGAATTAGGTTCTGCGGTTACAGAGATGAGTTCTAAGGAGCTTAAACGTGATTTGTTATTATACGCTAGAAGAAACCCTAGACTGTTCTTAGAGCTTGTTACTGATGAAAACGTAATGCTTAGAAACTTTGGTATTAAAGCAACTGAAAATGGAATAATTAAATTATCACAAGACCAAAGAACATTTACTTGGGGGTCTAATGATAGAAAGTTAATGACAGTTCCGTTTGATGAACACCCATACTCAGCATTAGCTGCTTGGTTTAAAACTGACGAAGGTATGGAGATATACAAAAGTATAGAAAAAAGATTAAACAATTAATCAAACTGTAGAGGCAGTCGCCCTACGGGGCGATTGCAAACTACAATAAAAAGAAATTATGGTAAATATAGATAGAGTATATCAAAGAGTTTTAGTTTTAGCCAATAAAGAGCAGAGAGGTTACATAACGCCTCAAGAGTTTAATTTATTAGCTAACCATGCTCAAATGGATATATTCGAGCAATATTTTTATGACTTAAACCAATTTAGAAGAATGAATGGTAACGATACAGTTTACTCTGATATGAGTTCTGTATTAGAAGAAAAAATAAGTTTGTTTAGAGTATACGATAATGTTGTTGATGTTATTAGTGATTTTGGAGATGTTAATATTAATGAAAACTTTGATGATTTTTATAGATTAGAATTAGTAAGAGTTGACTATCAGGCTGAAAGTGGAAGAAAAGTAGCAGAACTAATACAGGTAAAAGATCAGATATATATTAATAATTCTCCTTTATTAAAGTGGACGACAAAAAGACCTGTATATATTAATTATTCTGTAGGTAACGTGCCTCAAAGATTAAAGATATATCCTTATCCTTCTCAAGATCAAAACGTAGATCGCGTTTTAATTTCTTATATAAAAAGACCTGCTTTGGCTAACTGGGGTTTTACTGTTGTTGGTGATACGGCTTTATATAACCAAAATAACTCACAACATTTTGAACTACATCCTTCGGAAGAAACCGAATTAGTTATAAAAATATTAACATTAGCTGGTGTTGTTATAAAAGATCCAAACTTATATAATATAGGCACCGGTGAAGATAATAAAAATATTCAACAAGAAAAACAATAAATAAATGGGATTATTAGACGGAAAAACACAAAAAAATTATTATGAAGGAAGTGATCTAGGTAATTATCAATTTGTTTCTTTAGATGATATTATAAACCAATTTATGGCCGTTTATGTTGGAGAAGAAAAAATAATAAGTAAAGCAAAAAGAATTGATGTGGCTTTTCACGCTCAAAGAGCATTGGCTGAATTATCCTTCGACACGTTTAAATCTATAAAATCTCAACAAATAGACGTACCAATAACGTTGACAATGCCTATTCCACATGACTATGTAAACTACACGAAATTATCTTGGGTTGATACAGCTGGTATTAAACATCCATTATATTATACAAACGACACTAATAATCCATTTCAAATAGCGCAAGAAACGGATGGTAGTTATTCTTTCCCCGAAAGAGCTGAAGAAGTTATTGACGGGGGTTTTGACAATGGAGATTTTACCAACTGGTCTAAAAATGCTGATGTTGTAACTTTCGCAACATTCGCATCATCACAAATATCTTCTAATAAATTAACTTTTTCCCATAGAACTAGAACAAATTATAATGGCGCTACTTCAACACCTCAATATTGGGGTCACGTTATGTCTGTTTGGCAAGAATTAGATGTTAGTGATAAAGAATATATTAATTTATCCGCAGCAGGTCAAGCTGTTGATTTTGATAGCGGTACTGCTCCTGGTATATTAAGAGTTGGTATAAGCACTACGATACCAGATGGTAACACCACAAACTTTACAACTACTACAGCTAACGACGTTCCATCAACGAACACAGATACTTCGATGTTTGATTTATTAGCTGATGATGGTTCTGATAGTTATTTAGAATGGTCTGTTGCTGATGATAACACGAATGAAAAGTTTTTACAAAAAATAGATGTTAGAAATATTGATATTGTTTATGTTGTTGTGGTTTCGTTTCATAACTTTACAGCTGCAGATGGTACGTTAACAGAAACAAATAATATAGACAATATATCTGTATCTAACTGGACATTTAGTAGTAGTTTATCAGCTAAAGAAGGAAATCAAACAGAATCATCAACGTGGAATAGTTATAAATCTCAAACACCATCTGAAAATAATACTTCTTATGATGATTATGAAGATGATAAATATTGGCCATTAGATGGTAATAGATATGGAATAGATCCACGTCACGCCCAGACTAATGGATCATTTTATATAGATCAAAGATTAGGAAAAATACATTTTAGTTCTAATATTTCAGGAAAAACTGTAATACTAGATTATATAAGTGATAGTCTTGGAACTGATAAAGAAATGAAAGTCCATAAATTTGCAGAAGAAGCAATGTATAAGTGGATTACGCACGCTATTTTAGCAACAAGAATTAATACACCAGAATATCTAGTTGCAAGATTTAAAAAAGAAAGATTTGCTGCTATAAGAAACGCCAAATTAAGACTATCAAACTTTAAGTTAGAAGAATTAACACAAATACTTAGAGGTAAGTCTAAGTGGATAAAACACTAAAATATGCCCGAAATATCAAACACTTTCTCTCAGGGTAAAATGAATAAAGATCTCGATGAGAGAATAATACCCAATGGACAATATAGAGACGCTATGAATATAACGGTTTCTACTTCAGAACAATCAGAAGTGGGAACAGCGCAAAATATATTGGGTAATCTTTTAATCCCAGGACAAGATTTTATAAACAATAACGCCACTTGTATTGGTTCAATTTCTGATGAAAAAAATGATAGATTATTTTACTTTGTTACTGGTCAAAACTTAATAAACAATGGTGATTTTTCACAAGATTTAAACAACAACAATTTCGCTGATGGATGGAGTACTTCTACTGGTTGGCAATGGAGCTCTGTAGAAGAAACAATGGTTGGTACAAATGTTAGTTTATATAACAGGGTAACAACGAATATACAGAACAATATTTTGTCTGTAGGTGATGTTGTTAGTGTTTCTTTTGATATTAAAGATTATAAAAAGGGACAATTAGAATTGGCTGTTTACAATGAAAATGGTGACGGTTTTAAAACTAAATTTCAACCTTTTGATGGTCATTTTGTGTTTACAGGCGTTATTGGCAGCGAGACAACAACTAACTCAGGTTGGATGGGTAAGTTTTGGATAAGGAGAGTTGGAAATAATGGTTTTACTGGAAAAATAGATAATATACACGTAATAACAGGTAATGACTATATAATAGAACATAATACTAGAACAAACCTTATAACACCCGTATTAATTGACACAAAGCGAAGTGTTTTAAAGTTTCAACCAAGTAATAAAATAACAGGTGTTAATATAGTAGAAGATATATTAATGTGGACTGATAATTCTAGTGAGCCAAAAAAAATAAATATATCTAGATGTAAGCTTGGTTCAAGCTCTAATACAACACATACAAAACTAGTTGTAGATGGTATTGTTACAACGAAAGATATAGAGGAGCAACATATAGCCGTTATTAAAAAAAGACCAATGTTAGCTCCAAAGTTAAGTGTTAATATACCTGGTGGTGCCGAAGAGTTAAGTGCTAACTGTGATTTTTCACAAGGTTCGACATCGGTAAACGCTGATCCATCAAATCCATATGATGGTGGTGGTGATGGAACTTATCTAGTATCACAAGGCGACACGGCTTTTGTAAGAATAGCTAGAACAGCAAGTGATTTTAGTAGTAGTATACAGGCTACTATGCTTGGTAATTTTGTTGATCCTCCTGCTCAAACAGTACCGCTATCAAATCCTATTGGCTATGCAGGTGGTAATTATTATCTTTCAATAAATCCATTTGGGACATTTAATTATGGCGGCGGTAACACAAATGAAAATTTACCTTTAATATATAGATTTAACTATGACAACGGTAGTCAAGATGATATATACTATTCGGAAAGTCTTTCCCAATCAAGTGATCCTAGTAATGATGGCACTGGCGCTATAAGATTTGATAATTTAGATCCATTAAACCCTGGTCCAAACCATGATAACGGTGCTGGTTGGCTTAGATTTCATTTTTACAATAATCCAAGCAGCGGTCCTTATAGTTATCAAAATGGTGTTCTAGCTACAAATGCTGAGCAGCAATGGGAAGTTGGAGAGAAAATTAGAGTTTACTTTAGATGGCACTCTTTAGATACGTCTACACAAACACTTTCTATTGCTTTAATAGATTACGATGGTCAAAGTGCAGATGTTGGTTTTGGGGCTAACTATCAAGTTTTAGATACAAAAGATTTTACTAGAGACGCTAGTGATGTTAACACTGTTGGTACTTTAGGTACACCGTTTAGCCATGTTTTTACGATACCAAGTAGTCACACGGGTGGTATAATAAGAGCTGTTATGTATAATGGTGGGTCTACTATTATTTCAGATCAAACTGGTCCTGGAAATAACCCGGATGATGGCGATTATATTGATAGAATAGGCTGGTCAAAAACTGCTGAAGTTGTTGCTCCAGAAGATTTTTATGAACCAACAAATGAAATAATAGTTCCTAGTAGCACTAATGTTGGTAGTGGTGATTTAATCGTTGCCTCAGGGTTTGGTCCTAATTTACATATTCTCAATGCTACTACTAGTGGTAATGACACGACATTACAGTTATCACAAGATCCCGATCCCACATTTTACCCAAACATTTTACAATCTGATTGGCCTGCTAATCAATGGGGTTTAGGTATTAACGTTGCTAATCTTCAAGTTAGTGCTAATTATAATATAGGGGATATTTTATTGTTAAGTCAGCCTAATCAATCTGGATCTTTGCCATCTAATTTCCAAGTAAGATGTTCTATTGTAGACATATACACTCAAATAGGTACGCCTGGTTTTACGGAATACAAAGTAGAGATTATTAGTATAGACAATTCAGTACCAACTACAGCAGCTGGTTTTGATACGCCTCCAAACCCTAATGTTCCTGGTTTTATGTACAAGACAACAGAAGGCGTTTACATGAATGTAATGAAGGAAATTGAAGAAGATAGATTGTTTGAAGAAAAATTTATTAGATTTGGAACTAGATGGAAGTACGAAGATGGTGAATACTCAGCTTTCTCACCGTTTACTGATGTAGCTTTTAATGCTTCTTCATTTGCTTTTCATCCTACCAAAAACATGTATAACTCAGGTATTCAAAATAATTGTCAAAGTATAGATTTGTTAAATATAGTTCCAGCCGATATCCCCGAAGACGTAGTACAAATAGATATACTTTTTAAAAAAGAAAACTCAAGTACTATTTATTCACTTGATAGTATAAAACCTGATGATCCCACGCCTGATGGTCAAACTTTTAATGATTGGAATACAAATACAACACCGGGTGTTTCTGTTTATGATACATATTCAGCTGTTTTCGGTCAACCAGTAGTAAACACATTAGCACTTCCAACTTCATACATGGGTAAATATACTGTATCTAAAGAAAATGTACACGCCGCTTTACCATCTAATCAAATTTTACGACCTTGGGACAATGTACCTAAAAAAGCTTTAGCTCAAGAGATAACTAGTAATAGATTAATTTACGGTAACTATACGCAGGGATATAATATGGTTGGAGAAGATGGTGTTGTTAAACCCGAAATCACAGCTAATTATAGGCAAAGATCTTTTAATGATAATGATAATATAGATTTTACAACAGGACAAAAATCACTCAAAACATTTAGAACGTATCAATTAGGTGTTGTATATGGAGATGAATATGGTAGAGAAACTCCAGTGTTTACAAGTAAAAATGCTTCTGTAAAAATACCTTGGGATGCTGATAGCACGTCTATTTTTGATGGGAACGCTAGTAGATCTATACAACTAACAGCTACATTGGAAAACCAAGACAACGTGCCTGGTTTCGCTACGTATTACAAAATATTTATTAAACAAAATTCAGGTGAATATTACAATTTATCTATGGATAGGGTTTATAGAGCAGAAAATACGGAGAATTTATGGATATCTTTTCCTTCTTCAGATGTAAACAAGTTACAAAAAGAAGATTATTTAATACTTAAAAAACAAGCTGACCGAGAGGTTCAAGTTCCTATTAATAATAAATTTAAAGTTGTTGATATAAAAACAGAAGCCCCAGATTATGTTAAATATAGTTATCAACAAGTAGGTAATGTAGGTGGCTCGTTAGCAATAGTAGAAGATTTGTTTGTTGATTATTTATCTGGCCTTAATATTCCTCAAGAAGATGAGACCCAAATATTAATATTTAAAGACACGTGGGTTGAAAATTCTGGGGGTGCTCTTGAAGATATAGATGAAAAACTAACGTTTCAATTTTCTATAGAAGATGGTAATAACAGAATAGAATCTAGTAGGTACGAGATTTTAAGTATGGAAGTTTTAGATGAAGACACCGATCCAAAATATAGGTTAAAATTAAACAAACCAATCACAAATGAAGACGGGTTTGCCTATGTGTCAGGTGTGTTAGATCCAACTATAAGAGTGGAAATTAAAAAGAGAAATATTAGAGAGTCTTCTGAATTTGAAGGTAGGTTTTTTGTTAAAATAATATCAGATTCTATAACAAACGCTTATTTAGAACCTTTAATAGTAGATCAAGTATCTTATAGTTTAACAGCTAGTTTAAAAGCTTACTACTTTGCTGATGAACAATCTGATTATGCGGGTAATGGCACTAACACAGATGGGGTTGCTAGTGTTAATAACTCTTATACAGAAAACACAAAAACGTTGCATGGTTTTAATAAAAGTGATACAGAAGGAGCTTGGAACAATCTACTTGATTTTGGAGAAAATGAATTACAACCAAATTGGTTTATAGATAGAGCTTATATGGCCTCGGCACAGCCAATTGATCCTTCTGATCCAACTGGTGCCACAGGCACGTTAGAAGCCTCATTGAGTGGTAGGCTTTGGAAAGGTCATGGTGTTGTAGCTAATACTAATCCACCTGCTACAGATGGTAGTAACGTTGTAGATAGTTTAGAAGGTATAATTAATGTTGACTCAATGGGTGATTACGAGTTTACTATGAGTGAGGTAGGTAGTAGACTTTGGAGTAACGAGGCTGGCGCAACGACAACTCAAGCGTACACCTCCAATATGGAATACGAAGCAACTGATCCTAATGCTCCAGGACCGTATTTTATCCATCTATCAATTAGTCCTGTTGGAGATGATTTACACGATGGTAATTGGGTACCTAGTTACGACCCACGGGGACAGATGCAGGGAGTAGGTGGGACTGGTATGGCTTTTGCTGTTGACGCCTCTACTGGGGTTGAGAATATAAATGCTACGTTGAAAATCACACAAGAACATGTTGATCGTTACAAAACACAGTGGCAAATAAAAGATGAAGATCAGAAAAATGTTGCAGCAAAAATACAAGTTGGCGCGAAGTTTAGATTCGTAGGTAGTAACGAAATATTTACTATTAAAAAGTTTAATGTTAAAAGAATTTACAATCATACCAACTGTAATGAAAACGTTGAGATTTGGGATGGAACAAGTATGGTGGCTCCAGCTGATAACGTTGCTTCACCTAGTATTAGGCATTATTACAACATTGCTCTTAATGAAAGTTATGTTGGTGGAAATGATGGTTTTACCGCATATGGAACCGTACCGCAATCTCGTTATGATTTTATGAATGCGGTGATTAAATTTGGTAGCAAAACTAATAGGCGGTTACTTTATATTATTGAAGTGGATAAAGATCCCACTGATACTGTTTATAACATAAATCCTTATGGGGTTAGAGATGTTGACACTTCTAGTGCTATTAGATTTTTTGACGAGGTAATCGCTGACGGTGGCTCTGAATCCCCAGACACACCAGCTATATGGGAAACAAAACAAAAAGAAGATGTAGATTTAGATATATATTATGAAGCAAGTAACGCAATACCTGTAACTCTTAAGAGTACTAAAAAATCAAACTCTGAATTGTTTGCACCTATTGGATCTAGAATATGGTGTGATAAAACAGATTCTATGCCTACTTTTCCATCAAATGCAGCGGGATTATCACTTATAGTTACGAATTGGCATGCCAATAATAATGGTTATTATAATATAGTAGAAATAGCTTCTCCTGGTTTAAAAATTGATAATACAGAAACTTATAGTAATGACGCTGCTGGATTAGCCGCGCAAACAAACAAATATCAAGGAAAACGAATAAGATTTTTTAACGAAGATAATAGTTTTGTTACGGCTATAATATACCAAGTAGAAGAAATAGTTGATACATATATAACTAAACTAGCTTTAATCTACAAAGTTACTGGTGGTTCTAGAGCAGTTGGTTTGTCTTATTATGATTGTTTTTCTTTTGGTAATGGTGTGGAATCTAATAGAATTAGAGATGATTTTAACGAAATGACTATAGGTAAAGGCGTAAAAGCATCCGCGACATTAGAAGAGCAATATAAAGAAGAAACTAGAAAACATGGTTTAATATATTCAGGAATTTATAATTCAACTAGCGGTGTTAATAATTTAAATCAATTTATACAAGCAGAAAAAATAACAAAAGATATAAACCCTACTTATGGAAGTATACAAAAATTATTTCAAAGAAGAGTTAGTTTAATTGCTTTTTGTGAAGATAGAGTTGTTAGAATAACAGCGGGTAAAGACACTTTGTATAACGCAGATGGAAAACCTCAACTAATAGCTTCTAGCGCCGTTCTTGGTGATAGCAATCCTTTTGTTGGAGATTATGGTATATCAAAAAATCCAGAATCTTTTGCTAAAGAATCTTATAGAGCCTATTTTGCAGATAAACAAAGAGGCGCGGTGTTAAGACTTTCTATGGATGGATTAACACCTATATCATCTGCTGGAATGAATGATTATTTTAGAGATAATTTAAGAAATTCAGACTCAATTGTGGGTAGTTACGATGATCGTAATAAAACTTATAATTTAACATTATCTAGTGATAATAACGTACTAACAAGAGGAACAGGTAGTCCAGATGATAATCTTGTAAGCGGTGTTACTATATCTTTTGAAGAATCAGTAAAAGGGTGGTCAAGTTTTAAATCTTTTATACCAGAATTTGGTGTAAGCTCATCTAATAATTACTACACTTTTAATCAAGGAAGAATTTGGAGACATAATGTTGAGGTTGGTTTCGACGGGGATGATGTTAATAGAAACACTTTTTATGGTGTGTTACAACCGTCTACTATAACAAGCGTTTTAAACTCAAACCCAAAGTTAATTAAAAGTTATAATACTTTAAACTACGAGGGTACAGAAGGATGGACTGGTCAATCTATTATAACGGATCAACAGTCTGGAACGGTAAATGATTTTATAGAAAAAGAAAACAAGTGGTTTAATTATATAAAAGGTGAGGCTAACGTTGTAGATCTTCAAGCTTTTAATTTTCAGGGAATAGGACAAACTTCAGGAATAGAATATAACACATAATGAAACAAATAACATCAATACAGATAGATGAAACTGATTTATCTACGCTAAGACAATCTAGAAATTTTAGAATAACAGGTGATACTGGTTGTGTTTTTAGTATACAAGTAAAAACATCGGGTAATAAATATTATAATTTTTCTGCAAAAAGATATGACAACGCCGGTGTTTATGGACCTAATAATAAACTAGCTAATATAACCATGAAGGGTGGTTCATATACAGGTTCTATAAATTTTCCAGAAGATACAGATGGAGAGACGTACACTTTTATAGTATACGCAGAAGCTCATTTCGAAACTGAGTTTGCTGAAAATGTTGCTGGGAGTTATTTTGATTCAGGCGAGCGAGTTGCAGATGTTTATAATAGATTTTTATATAGTACCGATATAAAACAAATAGCAGATGTGACTTTAACTATACAGCCAAAAGGAGATGCTTCTTCTAGTTTTTCTAGTGCAACAAACGCTCTAACCGCTACAGCGACAGCATCACCTGTTTCAAACGATCCTCAAACAATAGATTTTAGTTTTGCAATAGAAAACGCCGCTACAGACGCGGGTGGATTTGGTTTGTATAAACTAAAAGACACCTTGGTAGATAGTGATTTCTTCTTTATAGAGACTGAAACTATTGATCACCCAGGTAGAGATGCTAGTGCTAATTTCGCAGAGTACGGCATGGATACTGTTACAAATATAGGTGTTGGTATGGAGATAACAGCTGCTTCTGCAGGTGTTCTTTCTAGTACACCTACTATAGTTACAGTTGCTGAAAATTATCCTTTAACAGCAACAGAGCTTCCAGGTGCACCTTATATTCGTATTCAACCCGCACGAGCTTTTTCAGATAATGTTACGTTGACATTTCGAGCATACGGATCGGATAATATTAAAAACGCCACTGGGATTGATATATCATTTGAAGATTTAAAAATAGAACTTACAACGCCAAGTACTACAACAGTTAGGGGAACTGTTTCTAACTCTACGTCGGTAACAGTAAATGGAACATATGGGTTTGGAAAGGTTGCTTCATCGGCAGGCTCGTCTTATATAGAAGGTTTAGGCGTTGATAACACTGCATCCAATCCTATAACAGAGGTTAGTGCTTCTTCAAGTGCTGGAACAATAGTCATGACAACTAATCAAACATTAGTTGAAAACACTAAATTAACCGCGGTAAACTTAGCTAAAAAATATACTATAACAGGAAAAGCTATTGTTAGAAAATTCCCATCAAGTAACACCACGATTTACCTAGGACTAAGTAGATTGTTTGCAGTTGGAGCCGCTTCATAATATAAAAAATAACTATGCCAGATAGAATAAACTTTACACAACAAATAAACGATTCAGCGCAAATTGGAGACATGTTATATTTTGTTAATTTAAACGCGAACGGTGATGCAACAACCACGGAACCTAATCAAATAGGGTTTATCACTGGTATTGGTGATACATTCGTTGAGGTAGACACTGGTTTAGCACCACAGAACTTAACCAATCAAGATATTGAAGATGGTGCAATACCACCGATTTTTATGTTTAGAAAAAACAATCAGGTTAATGTTTCTACTTTAGTAGGTTATTTTGCAAATGTATTAATGTCAAACAGTAGTACTAACGAAGTAGAGTTGTTTAGTGTTGGATCTGAAGTTTTTATAAGTAGTAAATAAAGCGTAAAAAGTGTAATTATAGATAAAATAAATAAAATATGGAATATTCAAGTTTTAAAAAAGTACAAAGATTAGAGGCGGAAACTGGAACCTCTCCACATAAGTTTCTAAGTTTACTTTTTGGTGGATCTAAAAGAAGAAGAGAACAGAGAGCCGCTAATGAGGATCATCAATATTGGATGACGCAATGGGATAATCAAAAAATGGAAAACCCATATGCTGGCGTAAAAAATCCTTATGCGGACATGGAAAATGTTTACGAAGACACTAAAGTTAATCTTCAAGCGGCTGATTATGCAAAAGAGCAATCACAACAAAACATGGCCAACATAATGAATAATATGTCTGGCGCTGCTGGTTCTTCTGGTATCGCTGGTTTAGCGCAAGTGTTAGCAAACCAAGGGGTTCAACAAGCTAGACAGCAATCTGTTGATATAGGTAGACAAGAGCAAGCGAACGAATTAAGAGCTAAAGCAGAGGCTGGTAGATTAGATCAATTAGAACGAACAGGAGAACAAAAAAGAGATATGTTAGAAAGAGAAGGTGCTAGAATGGTTGAAGCTTTTGATATTGGAAAAGTTGAAAAACAATTACAATTCGCTCAAGAAAGAAAAATGTATGCAGATGCAGCAAGAGACCAAGCTAGAGCATCTAGAGATGCTTTTTTAAGTAGCGCTGTTAGTTCAGCAATTCCTTTAATGTTTTCAGATATTAGGTTAAAAGAAAATATAGTAAAAACTGGAATTTCAGAATCTGGAATACCTGTTTATACATTTAATTATAAAGGTAATAGTAAAAAATGGTCTGGAACAATAGCTCAAGATTTATTGGAATTAGGTAGAGAAGATGCTGTAAAAATTATGGATAATGGTTATTATGGAGTTCATTACAATATGATCGACGTAGATATGGTAGCTAAAAATTAAATAATATGAGTTCAGAAAAAATAAGAGCAATGGAAAGATATTACGAAACTGTACCTTATGGTAACAAGTCGTTATCTTCAGAAATACATGGTCCTAAAAACCAAGCAAATATAAACGCGGTTGTAAAAAATCTAGTAATGATGTCTGATGTCGCTATGCAACAAGGTAACACCGAACTAGCCGAAACATTTAAAAGTGCTATTTACAAAATATCAAAAGAATTAGATACAGTTAAAATGATAAAAGAAGAGCACGCTATGGATTTAAGAACTAGATCCAATTGGACTGATCATGGTTGGGATGATAATTTTATGACAGAAAACGGAGAGATTTTTGTTGATGAAAACATGAATGTAATATTAAGGGCTTTAGATCCAACAACAGGGGAAATGGTAGATAAAAAACCTAATATTATAACTAAAGATTGGGAATCAATAGGTGATTGGATGCAAACGTTAATGCAAGCTAAACAAGATTTAATAAAAGCTAGAGGAGATTTAAATACGCCCCCTCCATTTGATATAGACTTTTTTGTAAATAATTTAATAAAAGATAACTGGAGAAGTATTTTATCTGATCCAGATCCTACTTTAGATCCGAATGATTACCACAACGGCTATAGATTACAACAAATATTACATTTAGCGGCTGATGCTAACGGCAATATACCTGTTGATTATAATTTAGATAAAAACTCTTTTGATCCTACTTATGATACAAGAATACACGAGGTAATAGCTAATGATTTAAAAACAGCTTTTGATCCAAACTATCAATCAAATAAAGACATTGCTAAAGCTAGAGAGTTAATGGCTAGAATAAACACATAATATATTATGGCGTATAAAAACATACCAATATCTCTACAAGAAGAAGAAGACATAAGAAAAAGATTAAAACTTCAGATAAAAGATTTATTAAAAGTACAAGAAAAAGAAACTGCTGAAGAAGAGCCAAAAACTATAATTAGTGTAGAAGATGATGTAAAAAATAGAATTCAACCTTTTATAGAATCTAATAAATATAACCAATACGAATTAGGTATTATAAAAACTAATTTATTTAACACTGTACAAAAAGAAAGAAAACAGACTGATTTAAATAAAGATTTAATTACAAAAGAAACACCATTAATAGGTCAAGGCACTTTAGATGTAAACAAATTATCTTTACTTGCGCCTAAAAAAATTAAAACACTTGAACCTGGATTAAGTTGGTTGAAAAAAACCACCCCTTTAATAAGTGGACAATACATGGAGTTTGATCAAAACTCTCTTATCAACACTTCTTTATATTCAAAATTTGTACCCAGTTCAAACACTAATGATTTAAGTTTTTTTGACAAAAGTATTTTTGAAGAATATAATTCAGAAGACTATAATCTAGCTTTATCAAAACGAAAAGAAAACGAAAATAAACAAAGCCATCGACTAGGCTATTTAAGAATGTATGACGATAGTATATTTGGTTTAGACAAAGGTAAGGAGTTTTTAGAAATAGACGGTGTAAGAAGATCATATGATTCTAATGGTATGTTTAAATATGAAGTTTATGATATATTAAACTATAAAAATGATGAAAATCAGTTTTTAATTGGGGAAAACTTACAACTAGCTCAACCCTCGGAAATAGAAAATTTTAAAAGTAAACTTTTTCAATTTGAATTTGATGCTGGAATTACTGAAACTATAAAAAAATATGCGTTAGAAGATGTTGATTTGGATAGTGATGATTTGTTAGGTGGTGGCGAATTGTACGCAAGCGCGATGGGTAGTGCTATAATAGAATCAGAAAATATTGAACTTGAAAATAACCCAAACGCTATTACCATTTCTTCAAATCCAAACTCAATACAAGCTGGTGTTGATGCTCTTGTAGAAAACCTTGTTGACAACCCAGATGACGAGCCAGAAATTAGAGAACTGTTGGATGAATTCGTTGACAAAACTTTTGGTAAAAAAGATGGTGATAAAGTTTTACTTCAGCTTTCAGATGAAAACAAAAAGATGTGGGTGAAGTATTTTAAAGAAAAAGGTATAGACATTACGTGGGAACAAGTAAATACTGAAACTTTGGGTGAAATTGATTGGAAAGCAATATTTACTAAAGCAGATGGAGTTCAATTTTCGATATACGGAAATATTGGGTCTGATTATAATATTGAAAATTTTAAAGCAGACGATCAAGCAAAAAAAACACATCACATTATAAACACTGCGGGGATATATCAACAAGAATTACTAGAATCTTTAGACCCAGAAAATAACGAAGAAGTAAAAGCTATTTATAAAGAGGCAGAAGAAGCAGCTGTGCCGATAATGAATGAATTTACCAGTACATATTTTTCGCTTAGCGAAGATGGTAGAATTTATCATTCTGACGAAAATTTTTTTTTAAGTGATGAACTTAATGAGATGACTGTAGAAGCTGGGAAAAAACGTATGGCATTTTTAAATATACTTAGAGAAGCTGGAAACGATGATGTAAAACTTAAACGGGTTAGGATAGATGGTAAATACCGTTATATGTTATCGATGAAAGATTATTCTATATACTGGAACCATGCTATAGATAAAGAGTTGGAGAATCATGATGGTTTGCAGGGAATTTACGCAAAAGCCCAGGCAGATTGGGAAACGTATACTAAAAACCTTGTTCTTAAAGGTTTTAAACCTGAGTTTGAGTTATTACCCACAGAGTATGTAAGTTGGATTAAAGAAAAAATGAAAACAACTAATTTTCATAATTTGTCAACAATAGATCAAAAAAGATTTATGGTTAATGTGTGGGACATGATTGAAGAAGTTTATAGGAAAAATAACCCTGTAGATTTTAGTCAAGGACAGGAATTTGCACAACAACGCAGAATGCTAGAAAATATGAAAAGCGAGTTTTATTATATGATGTTTAGCCCTTCGTTTGGAAAGCTAGCATACGAATATACTGACGAAATAGCTACACAAGAACATGTAGATGCCGGATTAGCAGATAAAGTTGGTGGAAAAGTAAGAAGTTACAGTGTTTTTGCTATTAAAGATTATGTACGTAATCTTTTTGATCCTCAAGTTAGTAATTTTTCTAAATTAATTAATAATGCTGAAGGTGAAGAATGGAGAATATTAAAACAAATAGAGAATTTTGCTCAAGAAATTTTAGATGCAGATGAAGAACAGTTAAAAGGAAAATATAATGGAATACAGAATTTTTTTGCAGGTTTAAAAGGTGATCCTTTTGAGTTAGTTGCATTTTTATCCGCTGGTAAGGGTATTTATGAAACACATAATTTGAAAAACGCGTCTGTAAGAATTCAACATGCAGATGAATTATATATGTTAGAGTTAAAAGTTAAAAAGAAAGAAGCAACTAGTGAAGATAAAAATAGAATTAAAGAATTAAAAAATAAAACAAAGCCTACAGAAACAGATTATCTACTTGTTAGCATGAACCAACTTAACAACATGATGCAATCTAAAGTATCAGAAGTTAGTACTTGGTATAATTCAGCATCAATGTTAAGGGATATGGCTCCTTACATTCAAGAATTTGCTATGACTGGAGGGGTGTTTTTTGGTACTAAACAATATATAGGAACAGGACTAACGCGTTTGGGAATGACTGGCAAAGTTAGTTCTAAAATAGCAGGTGGTTTAAGCTGGATGGTTGGTACTGGTATTCATGGTGCTGCTAATCCACAAATGTATTTAGGCTATATGTTTGATAATATGACACCTGGAATGGTTATGGGGTTTAAAGAGCATGATAAAAATGATATTATATTAGATAGTGAAACGCAAGAAAAGGGTAGTATAATAGATTTAATAAATAAAAATACTATAGAAAACGAAGGTCCTAACTATAAAAACATAAAAGATGGTAAAGAGCATACTGCTCTTAATGGCAAAAAATTTACATGGAGACCAATGTATGACGGGGAGCCAGGAATGCCACTTGGAGAAGCTCTTTTAAGAGCATATGGTGTAACATGGGCTGAAATGGGGACTGAAAGATCAGCTGAACTCGTGTTACCTTTTTTGAAATTCTTAACACCAGCACAAATACAAGGTGGATACGCTACGTTAGAATCTGCTATTATGAGTAAAATACTTACTACTAAAAAATTTAAAGCGTGGAAAAGAGGTAAAAAGTATAAAAACACTAGAACAGCACTAGCAGCCTATATTGGGTCTAGAGGTATAGGTTGGAACGGTCTTATAGGTGAAATGTTTGAAGAAGCTATAAACCAACCGATAAGTAGTTTAATAATGGGTGACAAATGGAATGTAGCGTTTACAGATCCCAATACTGGAGAGTTTGACCCTACGTTTTTTAAAGAAATGGCAGGTGCAATGGGTGTAACTTCTTTGATTTTTGGAGGTGCAAATTATGTTAATATTAGAAAAAAACAAAAAAATAAAAAGTGGTGGGGAAATTTTCCAAAAAAATATAAAAATAAATAATAATTATGGCTGGCGGAAAAGGAAAACATAGATTTAAATTCAAAAAAAAGGATGGTAGTGAGGTAATAATACAAGGAGAAAAAAACCTTCAAGAAGCCCTTAAAAACGATCCTGAATTACAAGAACTATATAAAAATACTAAATTTGAAGTACAGCTTAATAATAAGCAGGTAGACCCAAAACTTTATAAAAAAACTTTAGATTTAAGAGCTAAAACTACTAAAAAAGAAACGACTACTAAAGAAAAAACAACCACTAAAGAAAAAACAACTACCAAAAAAGATCGAGAAGCCGAAGCTGATTTAGCATACGAACAAGCTTATGAAGAAGAATATGGAGAATCAGATGATCGTATTGAGATAGTAAAAGATCAACGTCCTGGACCTGGGCAAGAAGTTATACTTCCAAAAGCAAAACCAGAAGTTAAAAAGAATATCTGGGGCCAAGAAATAGAAAATATTGATAATTGGTTTACTAGAAAACAAAAAGAAATTGAAGCTGAGATGGAAAGCAAAGCAATGGACGAGGCTATTGCAGAAGAAATGGAAATAATTATGCAATCTAATCCTGATGTAGCGGAAAAATTAGATAAAATTGAAATAAGTTTAGAGGAAAAACAAGAAGAAATGAATAGTTTGTATGAGAGTAAGTTTGAAGGTGGAGTTACACTTGCTAACATACAAATAAATGATTTACAAAAAGATATAATACGTATCCAAGATCAAAAAAATAAATTATTAAAAGACGTTAAAGCTAATATAGCGGAAAGTAAAAGAAAAGATATTTTTCAACAAAGAAATCAAGATGTAAAAGATTTGATTAGGAGTATGGGTATTGAAGAAGAAGAGTTTGATTTAGATATAGCGGAAACAAGTGAAGAATACGTAGAAAAATATACAAAAGATTTAAGAAATTATCTTAAAAAATTAGATAATATGATAAATCAGCAATGGGACGATAAAAAAAGAAACCTTCTTTTGAAAGAGAGATCTGAAGTTCAAACGGAAATAATTGCCTTGGAAGATGTAAAAAATCCAGATAGTGGAAAACTGGAAAAAAGTAAATACGCTAAAGAGATAATGGGAGAATCTCACGGAAATTTTACACGTGATGGAAAAAGAGCTTTAATAAATACTCAAACATCTATATCTGCAGAAGGTGGTAATTTAAACGTTTCAGCCCATGAGTTTTTACATAAATTATTACAAGCAACTTTAAAAAGAAACCCAGCTATTAGATTAGCTATTGGAAAAGCTCTCCATAAAGAGATAATTAAAATAGACGCAGAAGGTGTTGAAAATAGTGATTTTAGAAAAAGATTAATAGCGTATGGAGAGAATTGGGAGTATGTAACAAGTACGGGAACCGTAGTCCCAGGTAAATTAAAAAAATTAATATTTGAAAGAAATGAAGCGTTTTCACGTGGTGATATTGAACTTGCTGAAAAATTAGATAAACAAGCGAAAGAATTAGAAAACGAATTAACAGCTACTCAAGCAGAAGAAGTATTAGCTTTGTTTTCAGACGCTGTTTTTTATGGGGAAATAAGTTATAATGTATCTTTTTGGACCAAACTTGGTGATTTCTTTAGACGTATATTTAGATCTTATGGTGTTCCAGCGAAATGGAAAGAACCAAGAGATGTTTGGAATTGGATTAGAGATTATAACAACACTATAGAAACCGGAAGAGGAAGAAAAGCTTTAGAAAAAGAATATAAAGAAGGTATAGAAATTGGGGGCACACTGCTTGAGCAAGTTGAAATAGAAACAGAAGGTTATGTTGATACAACTGGTCTTGGGAGAACAGCTAGAGAAACAGCAGAGTACGAAAAGTCATTAATGTTTTCAAAAAAAAGCGCTGCTGATGTTAACGCAATATATAAAGAAAAAGGTAAAGACGGTGCTTTTGAAATAGCTGAATTATATAAAGGTATGGCTAATGATATTTATGAACGTTATGTAGATCAATTACCTAGGGACTTACGTGCTTGGATAGCCAAACAAGAAACTTTTAAAGACGATATTATTAATGGTATGTTATTTGCTAGTTATGGTTTTGTTAATAAAGGTAATGCTAACAGAAGCGTTGTTGGTATGGTTCAAAACGAATTTGAAGAAGGTAGACAAACTTATGGAAATTTAGCCGCTTATATAAATACGTTTTTAGGTAAAAGAGCAATACAAGAGTTTAAAGATAGTTTACCACAAGAAGCTAAGTTGCCAGAGCAGGACGATGCACCGACTAAAAAACCAAAAACACAAAGAGAAAAGAAAATCACTTTAGCAGCTTTAGGATCAAACAAAACACATGAAGATATAAGAAGTATTACGCGTTTTAGTGGAGTAAAACTTCCAGAAAAACCGACTTACAAAGATGTTAAAAAATTATTAACTAGTCATGATGGTGCTAAAAAGTCTCAACGTGTTCCAACTGGTGAGTTGTTTGAAGTGTTGGAAAAAATATCTGTAGATTTATTTGGTGACGCTAATATAGCTTTAAGATCAGTTAAAGAAGTAGATTTTACTACAAAACAAAGAACCGCGATACAAGATTATATACGTAAAAATTATCCAGAACTTATTACTTATGTAATACCTGAGGGCACATCTAAAGAAGGTAAAGCCACTGGAGTTGCTAATACTAAGCTAGGTATATTATATACCGAAGGAGCTAGAACAAAAACAGGCCCAGGGTTAAAAGAACAAAAGAAATTACACATTGATCCAGATTTCTTATTAGAACAAGCCGGCATGGTGAAAGGGCAACCTACTGTTAAAACAACTAAGGTCGATCCGTTTTTAAGGTCTATGGTTATACAAATAGGTGTCATATCATCAAATCAAGCTATAAGACAAGAAAAAGAAGCCTTAAAACTTACTGAATTACAAGTTATTAGACTTAAAGATGGTAAACCAAATTTATCGTTTTCTCGAAAAGCAAATGTTGATATTGAATCAATAGAAATTATAAATAATGTTGTTACAGGATTAGGTTATGATATTTTGGATAATTCAAACCCTGATCATGTAAAATTAATGGAAGATTTTGTTGTAAATAAATTATCAAAAGTTTTACCGTGGCAGTTTATTAATAGCGCTAGTTTTGGAGAAAGTACTAGAATATCTCAAAATCAATTTTTTACGGCTAATATTAGCAAAGATAAACTTGGTACTAGAGGTGCTTTACAAAACAAAGTAAAAGAATATCAAAGAAAAAATAATATCAACTTTACTCCAGAACAAGTAAAACAAGTTGAGATGGCTATTAGAGCTAAAAGACAGTGGAAACAGTGGTATAGTATAAATGATTTTTCATCTCCAGGATATCAACAAAAAATAGAAGATCATTATAAAGGTGTGAAAATTATATTAAAAGCTTTTGAAACTTTAGCTAAAACCCCAAGTAATATACCTTTTATTGCCGCTATATTTAATAGTCAATCTTATCCTAATAGTCATTTTATAAGAATGATGGCTATTCCTAAAGGTAGACAAGATGGTATAGAAAAGAAAGTTAAAGATCAAGATGGTAAATTAGTACAAAACTTAAGAAACGAGCATGTTTTCCCAGCTGGAGAAATGTCTGTATATATGTTTGACGCTATAACTACGGGTACTGTTAATGAAAGGTTTGATTTTATAAAGAAAAATTATTATACTATTGGGTTAACACAAGAAACAGCAAATCAAGTTGATATATTATATAAAAAAGGTTTTCCATCAGAATGGCAAAACGAATTTAATGAAAAACTAGGAAATAAAGATTATAAAAATCTACCTAATCCATTGATTAGATATGCAGATTCTAATGTTAACATGAATAATATAATATTAAATAATGGTGAAAGTATACCAGCTAATTATGGTTTAGGGTTCGCTAAAAAAGATATACCAGATGAAATAATTACTGCTCAAAATCTAATGATTTATGAGTTAATAATGAAAGAGAAAACATTAAAACAAGCACAAGATTATTTTAAACCAACTTCAAAAATATCTTTTTCTTTAAATAGTAATAAAAATAAAGCTTTACAAGACGCTATTCAAAATGCAAGATCTAATTACAACAATCCTAGAGGCATGAGTACTTTTGATTTTGATGAAACACTAATAATAGATGGTAAAAACTTTATTGTAGCTACAAAAGGAAAAGAAACTATAAAAATAAGTTCAGCCGCTTGGCCTATAGATGGGCCTAAATTAGCTAGACAAGGATATAAATTTAATTTTGAAGATTTTGTAAATGTTAGGGGCGGTGTTGATGGTCCTTTATTGCAAAAAATGCGTAATCAAATTGATAAATTTGGACCTAAAAATGTTTTTGTTTTAACAGCTAGACCGCAAGAATCTGATACAGCGATACATGGTTGGTTAAAATCAAAAGGGGTAAGTATACCATTAAAAAATATTACTGGTTTAGGAAACAGTACTGGTGAAGCAAAAGCTCTTTGGATGCTTAATAAATTTACAGAAGGATATAACGACATGTATTTTGTTGACGATGCTATCACTAATGTCACAGCGGTTAAAGATGTTTTAAATCAACTTGATATAAAATCTAAAGTTGTTCAAGCAAAAATACAGTTTAGTAAAAAAGCTAGTAATGAATTTAATAGAATATTACAAGTATCAACTGGTATACAAGCTGTTATAAAATTTTCAGACGCACAAGCTAAGTTAAGAGGTAAAAAACGTAAATTTACAGGATTAATACCACCTTCAGCTCAAGATTTTCAAGGTTTGTTATATAGCTTTTTACCTAAAGGAGAGAAAGGAGAACAAGCTATGGAGTTTTTCAAGAAAACATTAATAGATCCTTTCGCTAGAGGTATAAATGAGCTTAATACAGCAAGGCAAAAAGCAGGAGAAGATTACAAATATTTACTAGATTCTTTTCCTGAAATTAAAAAGAAAATAAGAAGTAAAATAGCTGGAACTGGTTTTAATTATGATCACGCCGTTAGAGTTTATTTATGGACTAAAGCTGGTGTTAAGATACCTGGTTTATCAAAAAGAGATTTAAAAACCCTAACAGATGTTGTAAAACTTGATCCTATATTGCAGGCTTTTGCCGATGCTTTGAGTTTGGTTTCTAAACATAAAAAAGGATATTCAAAACCTGGAGAATACTGGTTAATGGAGAATATAAATTCAGATTTATTCAGTGATGGTGCGATTGGTGACGCTAGAAGTGACTATTTACAAGAATGGCAACAAAATGTAGATCAAATATTTTCTAAAGAAAACTTAAATAAAGTAGAAGCAATATATGGTAATAAATTTAGAGAAGCTTTAGAAGATGTATTATTTCGAATGAAAACCGGTAAAAATAGACAGCAAGGTAGTAATAGGTTGACGAACACATATATGAATTGGGTGAACAATTCGGTTGGAGCAATTATGTTCTTTAATATACGTTCTGCTACATTACAAACTATATCTGCTGTAAATTATATAAACTGGTCAGATAACAACATAGCAGCAGCAGCTGCGGCATTTGCTAATCAAAAACAATTTTGGAAAGATTTTGTTTATATTTTTAATTCAGATTATTTAAAACAAAGAAGATCTGGTAATAGAAGAGGTATTAATGAAGCTGAACTATCCGCTGCTGTGGCCGGTAGTCAAAACAAAGCTAAAGCGGCTATCGCTTGGTTGTTAAAGAAAGGGTTTTTACCTACACAAATAGCAGATAGTTTTGCTATTGCATCTGGTGGTGCTACTTTTTATAGAAACAGAATAAAATCATACTTAAAAAAAGGTATGTCTCAACAAGAAGCTGAAAAAAGAGCTTGGCTAGACTTCCAGGAAACAACAGAAGTATCCCAACAGTCAGCGAGACCCGATTTAATATCACAACAGCAAGCAAACCCTCTTGGTAGATTAATATTAGCATTCCAAAACACACCAATGCAGTACGGTAGAATAATAGATAAATCTTTTAGAGATATTATAAATCGTAGAGGAAATACAGCGACACATATATCTAAAATAATATACTATGGTGCTATTCAAGGTATCATATTTACAGGATTACAATCAGCTAT